GCGGAAGCGTGGCACGTCTGGCGCGTGGGGCTGGGAGCCGACGACGGAGGACGGGGACGAGACTCCGATCGAGGCCGTGTCGTGCGCCCTTTGGGCAGCGAAGACAACGAAGCGGGTACCGGGGCGGAAGGTGGTGGGTTTGTCATGATGCTCGTCAATCCCGTCGAGTTCCCTCTCGTCTTCGCGATGCCGGACGTGCTGGGCCTGGACGACGATCTTCAGGACACATTGAATCGCTTGATCGTCCAGTGGGCGCGGAAGCGTCCGCGCAATGTCGTGCGCCAGCAGTTCATGGATGCGAAGGCGGTCGTCCGCAACCTCGATATCGCCGTGTCCAACGAGATCGCTGAACAGCTCGACGAGGTGTGCGGTTGGCCGGAGAAGGCCGTCTACATGCTCGCAAACATGTGCATGTGGGATGGCGTTGTGTCCACTGCTGGCGAGGTCGACCCGTTCGAGCTGGGGTCGATCCTGCGTGAGAACAGGTTCGACACTGAGGTGTCTCAGGCGGTCGCATCCGAGTTGACGCACTCATGCGTGTTCGAGACGACCGTCCTGGGCGATACTGCGGCCGGTGAGCCTGAAGTCGTGGTCATGGCGCATTCGGCGCAGTGGGCCACGGCACTGTGGGACCGCACACGGCGGGCGCTGAGTGCAGGCTTGACCGTCAATGATGTGGATGACTTGGGGCGTCCGGTGCAGGTGACGATGTACACGCCGTCTCAGGTGATCCGCATAAGGACCCGCGGATCCGGCTGGTTCGTCGACGACGTGCGCCGACACGGCCTGTCCCGCGTGCCAATGGAGATGCTGCCCTACCGGCCGTCACTGGATCGCCCGTTCGGGAGGTCCCGAATCTCTCGGCCAGTCATGAACATCACCAGTCGCGCGATCCGCGCGATCCTGCGTGAGGATGTGTCGTCGGAGCTGTTCACCGCTCCTGGCCTGCTGCTCAACGGTGTGGACGAGGGGACGTTCGAGACGATCAACACGTGGTCGTGGAAGATGGGCCACGTGAAGGGCCTCACGAAGGGTGCCGACGAGGAGCAGACGAAGGTTGAGGTGCTTCCCCAACAGTCGATGCAGCCGTATGTGGAACAGCTACGTGCGCTGGCAACGGAGTTTGCGGGCATCACGGATATTCCAGTCTCTGCGCTTGGGGTCGTTCAGGACAACCCGTCGTCTGCGGAGGCAATGTCGGTGGCGAAGGAGAATCTCGTCATCGAGGCGACGAACGCGAACCGCGTCAACGGTCATGGACTCGCCCGGGTGTATCAGAACGTGGTGATGCTGCGCGACGGACTGGATGAGGTGTCTGACGAGCTGGCGAAGGTTGCCACCAAGTGGCGGAACCCATCGATGCCGAGTGTCGTGTCCCAGTCGGACGCGATGGTCAAGCAGATCAGTGCGATCCCGGACCTGGCTGTCACGGATGTGGCGTTGGAGGAGCTGGGTTACACGGATGAGCAGATCCGCCGTATTCGCGCCCAGATCAAAGCCGCGTCGGCGTCGAAGACGGTGCGTGAGGCCCTGTCGGCGGCTCGTCCGAGTCGGGAGGTGTCGGCTGATGGTGTCGATGGTGGCGGCGCAGGAGTTCAGGGCGGACAGCAATCGGCTGGCGAGTCTGGCGACTGACGACCTGGCGGACTACTTCTCCGGCCTGGACCTGGCGCGCCCCGAGTCGGTGCGTGATGGGCTGTTGGAGTTCGTTCCTGCGCTCGCTCAGACGTGGGGTGACGCAGACGCAGCGCTGGCGGCGGAGTGGTACGACGACATGCGGTCCACGGAGCGCGTGCCGGGTCGTTTCAGTGCGAGCCCGGCAGGAGCGGCGTCGACCGCGGCCGTCCAGTCGTCGACGCGGGCGCTTGTCGGCGGCCTGTGGACTGGCGAGACATCCAGTGTCCTGGAGTTGCTGACCGGCCTGCTGGTGCGGGCTGTGTTGCTCCCCGGGCGGGACACGATCACGTCGAGCGTGGCGGCGGACCCGCAGGGGTATGGGTGGCAGCGGATTGCCCACGCACGGTCCTGCGATTTCTGCCTGATGCTCGCTGACCGCGGTGGCGTGTACCGGTCGGAGAAGACGGCGACGTTCGCGGCGCACGGGCACTGCCGGTGTACGGCGGTCCCGTCGTGGGACCCGTCGGCCCGCGAGGTGCCGGCCATGGCCTACCGGGCGTCGGACCGGATGGAGAAGGTGCGTGCTCGCGCTGCGGACCCGTCTGATCCGAAGAAGCAGAGGCAGGCGCAGCGCGTCCTGGACAACCACCGCGCCGACGTGAACCGGTGGCTGACGAACAATACCGACCTGCTCGACGAGATGCGCGCCGACCTCATGAAGGTCGCCGCCTGAGTCTTCCCACTGCCGCACAGCGTGGGCATCAACCGCGCTCGGTTGCCCTCCCGGGCCACTGGGTGATTCCGCATGGAAGGAAACACTGCAATGAGCACCATCAGCACGCCAACCGAGAACGCCGCCCCCACTGAGGGCACGTCCGCGGGAGACGCCTCGATCAAGATCGAGCCGAAGACCCCGGTCCCGGAACCTCTCGCACAGGAGGACCCGACGGACTGGAAGGCCCAGGCCCGGAAGTGGGAGCAGAGGGCGAAGGCCAACAAGGACGCCGCCGATCAGCTCCACGCGATCGAGGAGTCCCAGAAGACCGAGGCCCAGAAGCAGGCGGATGCGCTCGCTGCTGCACAGCGTGAGCTCGCGGCGGAGAAGGCGGCCCGGGCGGTCGCGGAGGCGGCGGCGAAGACGGGTGTTCCCGTTGAGCTGCTGTCCGGCCCGGGTGATGACCCGGAGGCGTTCGCGGACGCGCTCGCCAAGTGGCGGGGAGAGTCGACGACAGCGCCCGAGAAGGGCAAGCGCGGTGAGCCTGTGCCCAACTCTGGCGTCCAGCCGGAGCGGTCGGGCGCCGTGTCGATCGACGAGCAGATCGCGGCCGCAGAGAAGGCGGGCGAGAAGACGCTGGTGGCGTCGCTCAAGGCAATGAAGCTGGGGCAGATCAAGACCCAGTGACCACAATCTGAAAGGAGCCAGAGATGGCTGGAATCACCACAATGGGCACGACCTACAACCTGCCCAACTACGTGGGAGAACTGTTCAACGCTTCCCCCGAGGACGCCCCCCTGCTGTCCTCGATCGGCGGTCTGACGGGCGGCGAGTCCGTGGGGGCCACCCTGTTCGAGTGGCAGGAGTACGACCTGCGCGACGCCGCCGACAACCGGCAGCGCCTGGAGGGCGCCGACGCCACCGACTTCCAGGAGCGCGTGCGCTCCAACGCCTCCAACGTGGTGGAGATCCACCAGGAGGCCGTCTCCGTGTCCTACACGAAGCAGGGCGCGACGAAGCAGCGCGGAGCCGGCAACACGGCGGTGACGATCGGCAACACGGTCATCCCCGCCGACGAGCTGGCCTGGCAGCTGGACCAGCAGTTCAAGCAGATCGCCCGTGACGTCGAGAAGACGTTCATCACGGGCGTCTACGCGAACCCGTCTGACAACACGGCTCCCCGCAAGACCAGGGGCCTGCTGGAGGCCGTCACCACGAACGTGGCGACCTCCACGCACACGTCCGCCGAGCTGACCGCCGACGAGGTCCTGGACCTGTTCCAGAAGGCGTGGGAGAACGGCGGCATCCAGGAGACGGAGACCCGCACGGTCATCGTCAACGCGACCCTCAAGCGGGCGCTGACGCGCCTGTTCATCCGGGACGCGAACTACCAGGAGCAGTCCCGCAACGTCGGCGGAGTGAACCTTCAGACGTTCGAGACGGATTTCGGGCGGGCGAACATCATGCTCGACCGCTACATGCCCGCCACGAAGATGGCGGTCGTGTCCCTGGAGGACATCCGGCCCGCGTTCCTGGAGATCCCAGGCAAGGGGCACTTCTTCGCAGAGCCCCTGGCGAAGACGGGCGCGTCGGACAAGGTGCAGATCTACGGCGAGATCGGCCTGCGCTACGGGCTGGAGAAGCACCACGCGGTCCTGACCGTGGCTCCGACCGCGCCGTGACCGACCGCCGGGGGCGTGGCCGTCCTGCTGCGCCCCCGGCACCCAACCAATGGAGGAAATGATGCGTGTTGAGTCACCGAAGTATCCGGGCCTGCTGGTCCTGACGCCGCGAGTCCAGTTCGTGGACGGCGTGGCCGAAGTCGACGAGGAGACTGCCGAGCAATTGCGGAAGCTCCCCGCCGACATGGGAGTCATCATCCCCGACGTCGACGTGGAGGCGCCTGCCGACGAGACGCCGGCCGCCGAGGTGGACGAGGACGCCGGAAGTTCCGGCGTGGAGCCCGTCGAACGGCCTTCGGAGGAGAAGCGCTCGCCGCGTCGGAAGGCTCCAGTGAAGGAGGCGTGACCATGGCTGACGTCCTGGAGCCGTTGGCTGACCCGACGCACTACACGTCGGGTGGGTTCGGCCCTGCGTTCGATGGTCTGCCTGCCTTGCTGGCGCGGGCGTCGAGGATCGTGCGCGCCGAGTGTGCGGCGTCGGGCGTGGACATTGACGAGTGGATCGCCGGTGGCCGCGTCGATCCTGAGCTCGTGGCCGACGTCGTGTGCGACATGGTCGCCTACGCGCAGGCCGGGCCTGACGTGGGCGTGGAGAGCGTGCAGCAGGGCGCCGGACCATACCAGGCGACCCTGAAGTACACATCCTCGGTTGGGTCGCTGAGTTTCACGCGGGTCCACCGGAAGCGGCTGGGCATTCCCAGCCAGCGGGCGTTCGAGGTGGATCTCCTCGCACCGAGGGGTTCGTGATGGATCTCGGCGCGTTCCCGAGCGCGATCTCGGGTGAGGCGGTGACGGTCTTCGCGTACGCGGAGGTCGGGCGTGACGACATGAACACGCCCATCTACGCGTGGGCCCCGGAACAGACGGTCGGCAACGTGCTTGTGGGCCCGTCGTCCACGGACGACTTGGACGGGTCCACGCGGCCTGAGGGTGTCGAGGTCGTTCTCGCACTGCACTGGCCGAAGACCTATACGGGGAGCCTGCGGGGGAAGCGCGTGGAGGTGCGCGGCATGACGTACGAGGTCGTAGGCGACCCGCAGCCGTACACGGCGGCGAACACGCCGGGCGCGTGGAACCGGCCCTGCTACCTGAAGAACACGGAGGGCTGACCCGTGAGCGTCCGCCTGGACCTCGACTACGAAGCGATCGCGCGACTCACCGAAG